TGCGGGCATAATGTAAGAGCGGGGCCCCTTTTTCGCTATCGCTTCCCCGCTCTTATAGTATGCCCCCAAGTAAATGTCAAGGGTTTTTGTAAAAAAATTAAAAAAAAGTGCGACCCCAAGCCCTGAAAAGCCTTTAAAAATCCAGCCGAAACCACAAAACGAATCCGCCCCCCGCCCCCGCGTTTCGTAAATTGTTTGCGTTCAAATTGTTAAATTTAACTTGTTTGTTGTCCTGTATTTGCGTTTTTTAGTGGTATTGGGGTGTCGGTCAAATCGTTTGTTTTTTGTGGTAAGTTATTATTAATGTCATTCATAAGGTGTCGGTGTATTTTGTTTTTTAAGTTATCGCCTAAAAGGCGACGGGAAGTTGCCCTTGCGGAATTTTTCGCGGGCGGCTCGCACTTCCTCCAGCGTTGGCTCGCGCTCGGGCGGCGTGGAGGTGAGCGTAGATATATCTTTTGCGATGTATTGACCAATGCAATTCGGAAGCCCTAAGTCATATTTTATCAGCTGATTTATATAATCTGAAAACGAACGAATGCCCAATTCCGAAGCCCTTTCTTTGGCTTTTTTGAGTAAATTTTCGTCGGGAAAGCTAATACCGAAAGTGGTTCTTTTTTTCATATCGCTTGTTGAAAAGATTTTACAATAGTTGTCAACTTTTTTCATTTTTTTAGTTGACATTGTTGCGAAATGTTCGCAACATTTGCGGCATGAAAAAAATCTTACCAATTACAAGAAAAGTTCAGGGAGTTTCGTTCGAACTCCCTCTTTTGGAAGCAGCTAAGAGACGTGCCCGCGCGAGAAAACAAAGTTTGAGTGCGTACATAAACTCTTTAATTTGCGCAAATGTTGCGAACTATTCGCAACAAACAAAAGCCACAAAGGAAAACTAAAATGACCGCAGAAATCCAATTAATCAACCACGGAGAAATGAGCTATTTCCCGCTCTTTTCCAGCACGCAATCGGCGAGGTCGTATTTCACGCGTCGCAGGTGCTCAAGCCCGATTCGCATTGTCAGGCGAATTACGTCTTGCTCCGCAGAATCCAACTTTTGCGCAGCATTCGTTATTTCGGCGTTCAATTCTTCACTTATCCTCAATGTTTTTACCACGAGTAATTTTTTCTCATCTTTCATAAAAACAATAAGTAAACAAAAAGATTACACTTCAATCTTAAAAAAGTAATCGGAAA